TAAGGGGTATTGCGCACAGCATGAGCAAGAAGAAGAGAGGGGGTGCTAAACGGTGAGTACAGACGCGAACTGCGAGCGGTGCTACTTCGGCGACGCGCCGGACTGCGCTCCACGCGACCGGGGCGGCTCGTGCCCATACTACACTCCGCTCGACCCCGCCGAGGACGCCCGGCTTACCGAAGCCAAGTACGCGGAATGGATGCTCCAGCGCATCCAGGAGTACGAAGAGCAGGTGCTCGACGGATTTGACCTTGAGGTGTTAGAGGCTTTGAAAACACGCTGGCTGTTGTATAGGAGGGATTAGCCGAATGCTTCAGAACGTAAAGATAATGTCCATTGAGGCGAAGGACTTGTACGCCGTCGGCAGACTCGTGCATAGACCAGACGAAGGGTACGTGATACGACGGCAGAACGGCGAGATCAACACGAAGAAGTTCACCGCCTCTTTCGACGCCTCGCTCGACATGATTCAGCTGATGGACGTGTACCGCCGAAAGAAGCGACGAAAAGATTTCGCGTTCCGAAAAGGCCGACACTTCTACACGAAGAACATCGTGTGCGTAACGTGGAAGTACAACTACAAGGAGTATAACCTCGCGGGTAAAAATACCTATATTCGCGACGGCTATACATACCGCGACTGTAAGTTCGAGGACGGCGTGTGCGTGATCGACGGCGTGCTCGCAGGCATCCAGACTAATATCGCCGTGCAGGAGCCCCTGCCCGACGAGATGCTCGGCGAGTATTTCGAGTACAACGGCGCGTGCTACAAAATGCGGAAGCAGCCCAGAACGCTGTGCGACCGTATTGAACTCCGGCGCGAACTGTACGAGAAGGGCTTCCGGGTGGACGGCATAGACTTCGTGCGGTACAAGCGAAGCTGCGGATCTAGCCGCGTCGGTAAGTGCTTGTTTGTGAACAAGGAATTGGCCGACGAGATGGAAAAGTGGGATAAGTGCGGACTCGATATTAAGGACGGCGACAAAATAGACCTGGCCTCCTACGAAGCCTACATCTCCCTCCCGATGAGCTCCATCATCGACACGATACGCATTGAGCCGGAGAACATCCTCGTTATCGACGACTACGAGAGCGTGTTCAACGACGACGTGATTGCGGTCGAGACGGAGAACAACCACCTGGTCGCGTCCCGCAAAACCGTCGAGATACGGAACTCCATCTGGGACGGCCAGAGCCTGCTCGACAAGTCGATGTTCGGTAAGTACGAGGATAAGGGAATGGTTCTGCTCAGAAACCGATTCTTCAAATCCTGCTGCTTCAATACCAACATTCAGGACTTCTTCCTCTCGAACGGGATCGACTCGCTCGACCAGCTGAACGGCTTCACGCTTGCGACAGACGTCTCGCAGATCAAAATGATAACGACGCCCTCCAGCATCAAGTACGCGAAGTTCGGCAGCATAGCGGACTGGCTCCGCATCGTGAGCCCGGTGTACGGACTTGTGAAGTACGAGAAGCCCACGCACTATTTCGACGGGCGGCTCGTGCAGGCACACTACCAGCTCTTCAACACGCTGCACATCTCGTACGCGGAGATGGAAGAGATACTGAAGCCTTCGCTTGACTACATAGCGGCGGTCAGGAGCGACCCGACGGTTCTGCGGTTCGAGATAAAGTACCCGGACGAACTCGACGGCACGGTTGCTCCGATGCGCACAAAGAACGAAATCGTTTTCCGTATGCTCGGCATCAACGACCAGTTCTGCAAGACGAAGATATACGACTCGTTCCGCAAAGACCTGGTCAAAGGAATGCTGCGCAACCTGAAGAAGGGGCACGTGCTCGTGAGCGGGAACTACTCGACGATGATGGGCAACGGACTCGAGATGCTCTACGGGGCGATCGGCAGGTTCAATGGCAAGACGATGCTCGGTGTTGGTAATATACACTCCAGGCGGTTCGAGTACGGTGCGGAGCTCCTGTGCTCAAGATCGCCGCACGTCTGCGCCGGAAACATCATGCTCGCGACCAACGTGGCCAGCAAGGAGATTGACCGCTACTTCAACCTCACGCCAGAGATTGTGTGTGTGAACGCAATCAATGAAAATATCCAACAAAAGTTAAACGGGTGTGATTACGACTCCGATACCATTCTCATTACCGACCAGCCGAAACTCATCGAGATAGCCAAACGGCATGTATCGGACTTCCAAGTCCCGACAAATTTCGTTAATTCGGCAAAGATAGCCCGCGTATATACGAGCGACAATAAAGCCGACCTGGACGCAAAGACGAGCGTCAACAACATTGGTTCTATCGTTAATCAGAGTCAAATTTTGAATAGCATTATGTGGCACAAAATAAACCACGGCGCCACCATCGAAAGCTGCGAAGACATATACCTCGACGTTTGCAAGTTGGCCGTGCTATCGAACATCGAAATTGATTCTGCAAAGCGTGAGTATGTAATCAACAGCACCGTAGAACTGAACATCCTGAAAAAGAAGTATCGAATCGGCGATGACGAGAAGGCAGTCAAGCCCCGCTTCTTCAAAATGATTTGCGTGGAGAATGGCTACAAAGTCCCAGAGAACGTCAAGTATAAAGACTTTGACACCGCGATGGACTACCTCCAGAAAATCATCTCCCGCTTCAATTTCCGCGAGTCCCGCAAGAAGAAATCCGAGTTCCTGTCGTTTATGTCTATTGTGAAAGAGCCCACGGCAAACGTCCGGCAGGGCTACTACTACAGTCGCAAGGACGAGCTCATCCGAACCATCCGCGAAGCCCGCGAGGACATCAAGCGTCTATACCTCGGATACGAGGACAAGCCGCTCGACGAAAAGGAGGACGTTCGCGTAGCCGCGTCTGAACGCAGACAGGATTGCATAGAGGCCATAATGAGCATGAGCGACAACCCGGCCGTTATGTACCTCACGCTCAAGGAACTCGACAACCCGGAATCCAAAGACGTATCCAGGCTTGTGTTCGACGTGCTGTTCGGCAAACCAAACGAATCGTTTTACAATATGCTCAAAGAGAGCCGCGATGATATCTACACTCTCGAGGACGACCCGGACGGAGACATCGAGTTTTACGGACTAAAGTTCTCCAAAAAGAAGGTAATTTGCACAGAAAACGACCCTTCTTTTGTAGCAGAATAACGGATATGCGGACAATAATACGCAAAAAATTCTGCATTTATTATCGCACCTATCGAACACCAGTTTCTGCTTTCCTTCAACGAAGCCCGCACAAAAATGTCGGACGCGTCGGCACTTTTGTGCGGGTGGCAACTCTCGTTTTCCTCGCTTTTACTAACGAGCCTATATGGACAATAAGACAACAAAATTTAATGTCCAGAAGGGATTGCCAATGATTAAAGTTTCGAAGGAAGAAGCCATGCTTGTCCAGCGCAGATTCCCCGATGTGTACGTGACCATCACGGGCAGAGGGAAAGAGGGCAAGCGCAAGACCAGATATGTCGAAGAGTCGTCTCGGGTTATGGCCCTGATCAACAGCAGCCGCAACCGCAATGACACTCGCACAGCCCCTTCGGGAGCCTTCGACTACAAGCGAGGTGAGCGCAATGGAAGACAGATTAAAAAGACGCGCTGACGAGAACGAGGAACAATACCTCTGGCGCCTCGCGCAGATGAAGGAGAGCGGAGAGGAAGACCTTGACTGGCGCCAAATCGCCGACCTTATGAACAAGGAGTTCCGCGCTGACGAATCCCTTTACCGGGACGAAAGCGCATATCGCAAGCCTGTCCAGTACGCGCAGCGTTTCATGAACGCGGGCGTGTTCGACCAGGAGAACAGCGAAACGCGTCTTAGCGAACTCAAGGATAAGACGCTCGAACTTAAGAAACTTAAGCAGGAGATTTCTGATGAGCGCAGAGATTATCAGCGCACAGTCAGAGAAGAGAGCCGCAACAACTCGATGGCCGACTTGATCCGTGGGATTATTCGCGAGACCGTCGAACCGTACGAACCTCAGAAGGGCGAGAAGCGCTTCACTGGGCTTGAAAACGGTGAGGAGGAAATGGTTGTCTGCCTGTCCGACATTCACGCGGGCATAGAAGTGGACAATGCCTTCAACGTATACAACCAGCAAGAGGTTCACAACAGACTGAACAGGTACGCGAACGCAATCGAGGAGATTACGTGCCGACACCCAGGCATCTCTACTTGTCATATAGCCCTCGGAGGAGACAACATCTCCGGCGCGATTCATCAGAACCTCCGCCTTGAGAACAACGAGAACGTTGTCCGGCAGGTGAAGCTGGTCTCGCTAGCAATCGCCGATTTCGTCAACAAGATATCCTCGCTGTTCAACAACGTGTACGTTTACAGCGTATCGGGAAACCACTCGCGGATCTTCCCGAACAAGAAGGATCACCTGACGGGCGAAGAACTCGACGACCTCATCCCGTTCTTTCTCGAAGCTAAGTTCGACGGCAGCGACGTCGTTCGGATTATGACTGACGAGAAGTACATCTTCGAGAACCCAGACCCGACCATCAAGCGGTTCGTCGTTGCCAACGAGCATATGTTCTATCTGGTACACGGAGACAAGGACACGCCAGCCAACGTCGTCAAGAACCTGACGATGATGTTCGGCGAAAAGCCGTCGGCTATCATTATGAGCCATCGTCATCACAACGCCTACGACACGCAGTATGGCGTCAAGGTCATTCAGAACGGTAGCCTGGTCGGAACCGACCGCTACTGCATCGACCACCGCATCGCCGGCAACCCGGAGCAGATGGTTATTATCTCGAATCCAGACCAGTGCGTCGAATGTATTTACGACATACAACTATCACAGTACGTACCACAGTACTTACCCATGTAACAAAAGGAGTAAAAGGATGAACAGGAAAGAATTTATCGCTGAATTCGCAAAAGAAAACCATCTTCCGAAGACACAGAGCGCGGTTATCGTAAGCTCCGTTCTTGACTTTTTACGGAAGAAGATGGAGGAAGAGGACTACCTTTACCTCTTCGGGCTCGGGACGTTCAAACGCAGGGTGCGTGCTTCGCACCGCGTCGTCGACCCAAGGAACCCGAAGGAGCTCATTCTCGTTCCTCCAAAAACCGTTATTGTCTTCTCGCCCTCTACGCTAAACGAGAGCGAAGAAGAGGAAGAAGACGAAGACGGCCTCATCTAGGAGGTACAGAAAGTGTCCCGTGGAAAGGTTTACAACAACATCACCTCACCGGAGAAGATTGCGCAAATCAATCCAGTAAATGCCCAGCTTGTTGCTGATTTCCTGGATTATCTCGAGTCCGTAGGGCGTGCCGACACGACCATCTACAACTACAAACAGGACTTGAACGTATTCTTTTGCTGGGGTTTAGATAACCTTGACAACAAGAGCTTCATCGACGTTACGAAGCGCGACATTGTCAGGTTTCAGAACCACGCCATCAAGGTGTGGGGCTGGTCTCCGAACCGCATCCGAACCGTCAAGGCTTCGCTGTCGAGTCTCGGAAACTACATTGAGAATATTCTCGACGACGAGTACCCGGGCTTCCGCTCAATCGTGAACAAGGTTGAGAGCCCGCCCAAGGAACTCGTAATGGAGAAGACCGTCCTCTCTAAGGAGGAGGTCGAGTCTATGCTGACCGACCTCGTCAACGAAGAGAAGTACGAGCAGGCTTGCTTCTTTGCGCTCGCCGCCTATAGCGGCAGGCGCAAAGCCGAGCTTTGCCGATTCAGAGTCAGCGACTTTGACGACAGCAGGCTCGTTTGCAACGGCGCTCTCTACAAATCCGCCCCGATCAAAACGAAGGGGCGCGGCAAGAACGGCAAGCAACTCAACTGCTACACGCTTGCCAAGCAGTTCAAACCGTACTTTGATTTGTGGATGAAGGAGCGCGAACGCCTCGGCATCGAGAGCGAGTGGGTGTTCCCGAAAACGGGAGATCCTTCAGAGCAGCTGAACCCCGCCACAGTCGACAAGTGGGCGTCTTCCCTGTCTCGCAAGTACAACATGCGGTTGCACCCGCATTGCTACCGACACTTCCACTGCACGATGCTCGCACGCGCGGGCATCCCAGACTCCGTAATCACGGAGATTTACGGGTGGAGTTCCTCGGCGATGTGCAAAATCTATAACGACGCAGATGCCGACGAACAGATTGGAGCGTACTTCAATTTGGACGGTGAAATCTCCGGAAGGTCGACCACCGATTTAAGCGACATTTAAGGAGAGCTGCACATGGCCACAAAGAATTTATCCAATACCAAAGTTAAGTTCGGGAAGGGCGGTAAAGAGAAGGAGCGCGAGCGCATCGCCGTCAAAAAGCGTACGAAAAAGCCCGGCAAAACGCTGTTGTCTGATGCCGAGCTCGACGCGAACCGACCGTTTTACTGCACCTGCTGCGGCAGCAAATACACGCAGAAGGCATCGAACTTTTTCAAATCGTACTCTCCGCTCTTTGCGTCCAACGACGGATATCTTCCTGTCTGCAAGGAGTGCGTTGAGAAATACTACGAAAACCTCGTGTCGTTCTTCAACGGCAACGAGGAGCGCGCCATCGAGCGCCTGTGCCAGTTGTTTGACTGGTATTACAGGCCGGACGCGTCCGAGGTATCCATCGGTATGAAATCAACCCGCGTGGAGAGCTACCTCGCAACTATTGTGCTGAAGCAGTACAAGAGCCGTGGCACGGACTTCCTTCAGACCATTCGAGACGTCACTGAGAACGGCCCGATGATTACGGGCACGCTCCAGCAGGCTCCGAATGAGAAGAACGGAGACGACGAGTTCGCGTCTGACTACCTTCCGACGATGGAGGTCGTCAAGCGTTGGGGTAAGGGCATGCACGCAGAGGACTATGAATACCTCGAAGAGCAGTACGCCGACTGGCTTGACAAGGTCAAGATTGAGACCAAATCGCAGGACGAACTCATCAAAGCCATCTGTATTGCGCAGCTGAACGTGCGTAACGCGCAGCGGCAAGGCGGAAAGGTCGCGGAAGCTATGAAGGCGCTGACAGACCTTATGGCGAACTGCAATCTGACGCCCAGGCAGGCGAGCGATTCCGCGAGCGCAAACATTAACCAGAGTTCTCTCGGCCAGCTGATTAAGCGCATCGAGGACGAGGAACCCATCCCCGAACCCACCGACGAGTTCAAAGACCCAGACCGCATCCGCCATTACATCACAACCTTCTTCTACGGTCATCTTGCTCGTGCCCTGCACATCAAGAATGACTACCAGAAGGCGTATGATGAGGAGATGGCAAAGTATACGGTTGTCCCGCCCGAAAATGATGATGGGGTTGAAGCCATCAGCGATATGTTCGGGTCGGGTGACGAATCTGATGAGGGGGATGGTATCCAGTGACAATTACTGACAATGCATTTCAAGAGAAGCTCAAGAAGTTTGTAGGTTACTGGCGATGCAATCCTCACAGATTTTGCGAGGAAATACTACACGTTAAGCTGAAGCTCTTTCAGAAGTTCATACTGTGCGCGATGAACGACAACATAAAGACTGTTTTTATATCGGCGAGAGCCATCGGCAAGACGTTCTTAACGGCTATCTTCTGCGTTATTCGATGTATCCTGTACCCGGGAAGCATCATCGTCGTAGCTTCAAAAACGAGGAAGCAAAGTGCCGAGGTACTCAAGAAGATCAAAGACATCTTGATGCCAAACTCTCCAATTCTTTGCGGCGAGATCGAAGACATAATAATGAATCAGTACAGTTCAGAGGTAATGTTTAAGAACTCCTCTAAGATTGTTGTATGTACGGCAAATGACAACAGCCGCGGACTAAGATGTCATCTACTGCTTGCCTTGACGGAGTTATCCGCCAAGACGCAGGCCGCTAGCACAGCAATGTGCTAGATGAACCCACTGAAATGCTGGGAATGCCTAAAGCCCGTCTGCCAATTGGAGCGAAAGCAGAAACAAAAGGCGGGATGCTCGAAGGGCGCAAGCCCTCCCGGGCGAAGCAATGGCAAATCAGCAGGTTGGCCCGACCAACCTCAACGACTATCCTTTTGGAGTACACGCGAGCGCGTGGAAGCGGTGGGCCCCGTTTGATTACGGGTGAAGATATAGTCTGCTCTCATATGAAAATATGAGGCCGCGTAGCGGCGAGGCGGAATTAGCGAGTCGCCTCAAACATAAAGGTGTAGATGAGTTTAGAATGGTCGATCCAGACATATACAACAGTGTTTTGAAGAAGTTTCTGAACGTGAACCGCCAGCCCGGATTTATGTCCAAACCGGAATACGCCGACTACAAGACAGAGGAGAATAAAACAATCCTCTTGTCGAGTGCTTGGTTTTCGGATAACTGGTCGTACGACGAAATGCGTACAACAAGCGCACAGATGATTAGCGGCAACTACCGCTATTTTTCATGTGCGCTTCCATACCAGATCGCCGTCAAGGAGAACCTCCTTACGCGAGAGCGCGTGCTGACCGAGCTTACAGACCCTTCCTATTCCGAGATTAAGTGGAACAACGAAATGATGGCCCTCTTCTCAGATTACACGGAGGGCAGCTTGTATCACCATGGTGATATGGTTGCATGCCGAAAGATCAAGTACGCATTTTACCCGCCAGAGCTTTCGAGTACGCTGCAAGACAAGCGGGTTCGGATACCGCCGAAGATGCACAACGAAATCCGAATCCTCAGCGCCGACATCGCGCTTATGGCAAGCTCGAAGAGCCGCGACAACGACGCGACGAGCATCTTCATCAACCAGGTTCTATTAAAGGAGTCCGGGCGCAGCTTGAACCGAATCGTATACGGCGAAAATAACGAAGGGCTTCGCGTGGAAGCGCAGGCTCTCCGCATTCGCAAGCTGTTTGACGACTTTGACTGTGACGCGCTTGTAATCGACTGCAAGGGGCTTGGCCTCCCCGTCGTCGATCTGCTTATGGCAGACATGTACGACGAGAGCACTGGCACGGTCTACGCAGCCTTATCGTCAGTCAACGACGAGATTGCGGAGCGGTGCCTTGTGAAGAATGCCCCTCGCGTTATCTATCCGATTCTCGCGACGTCTGACTTTAACTCCCGGATTGCCTTAGGGCTTCGTGAGAGCGTCAGGCAGGGCGAGGTTCAATTGCTCATCGGAGAAGACGACTTCGACGAGTTCAATGGAGACCTTGCAGGGTACAACAAGCTGTCCACGGAAGATAGGACACGGCTCAAACTTCCATATATCAATACCACATTACTTATCAACGAGCTCGTCTCTTTGCAATACGAAGCAAAGAACGGGCTTGTTCGCGTAAAAGAGCGTTCTGGTATGAGAAAAGACCGATACAGCTCTTTGGCATATTCGGTTGCAATATCAAAGCAAATCGAAAAAGAGTGGCGCGAAGACAACTCAAGGAAGAGCATTTCTGACTTGGTATTTATGTTTAGAGCGCCACAAACAAATTAACCAGAAAGGAGGAGTTCCCAATGGGCAAGAAAAGACGGCCCAAGACCACGTCTGAGGCCACGAAGCCAGCCTACCAAGCTCAGGTAGTTAACGAACCTAAAATGAGCATTTCCGAATTTGTTCGCCAGATGAAAGGGTATTCGAGCACGTTCGAGGATAATCGCAAAAAGTTTGCCCG